CCGTGACCGGCGGGTCGTTGGACACGAACGTGACCCCCGAGTACCCGGAAATACCACCCCACGGCGTCTCAGCCTCCAAGAGCGTGATGACCCTCGACATGATGGTGTCGAGTTGGTAACTGCCGCGATAGACGCTGACCACGAGCGCCCGGACATCGACCTGACGGCCGTTCCCGCCGAAACATTCAACCCAGACGGTCTCTGCGCCGCCGGTCACGACGATGTAGGGTGCCGCCGTCGCCTCCGGAACGAAACTGTAGACCTTTGCCGCGCCGCCGAGGAGCGCCGTCAACGCGCTATCGCCCGCGAGCGTATCGACCGCCGCGTTCACGCACGCATTGACTGCGGACCCCGTCATGCCGTGACCTCTGCCAGTTCCAGTTCCAGCGTGACCCGCTTGCTATCCGGGTCTCGGGACGAGAGCACTTCATAGCTCTTACCCGACTCAACGTCTTTGACCCGCGCCGTGACCGGAAGCGTACTCCGGAACGGGATACGCGCCAGCACCGGGATGTTGACCTGCAAGGCACCGGCCTGAAGCATCTCCCGGGTCGTCAGCGCCACCAGTTCCGCCCAAAGCTCCTCACGAATCGACCACGCGACGGTCTGCCCGCCCTGCCCGTCCGTCGTCGTGACCGGCTCGAGGACCTGTACCCGCGTCCCACGTCGTCCGGCGCTACTCACCGCATGATCACCCGATACGGAGCGAGACGAGTCAGCACCGATGGAGGCCAGTCGGACGGCTCCTGTTCATCATCGCCCCGGAATCGCGCCCGCTGCGCCACGAGCGCGAGGATGGCATCCTGAATCGCCGCCGGAACGCTCGCTGCCGTTGACCCGTACCCCGCGACAAACCGGATGACGATGCCAGCGGTCAGACGCAGATCGACCGGCCAACTGTACCCACTGTTCAGCGCGACCCGTCCCGGCTCCGACCATGAATCGACCAGATAGGACGCTGAGGAGAAGACCGCCGAGACGTTGAGCGGGTTGTACGTCGTGATAGACGTGACCGATTGCAGGGGCGGATAGGGCAGTTCCACGACGCTGGTTTGTCCGGCTACCGCCGGTCCCGGCCAGTCAGTCGGCCAGCCGTCGAGAATGTAGTCCCAAGTCTGCGTCAGCAGCGCCCGCCCCAAATAGAGTTCCACCTGTTCACGCGCTCCGCGAATCCAGCGGGCGAACAGTTCATCTTCTTCGCCAACCGGAAGACGACAGTAGACCTGTGCCTCCGAGACCGTGACCGGCTCAAGGGTTGGCGCCGTGGAGAGTTTCACGGCCCGGGCGTTGGCCCAGAGGCTCCCGTTCATTCCGGGCGCCTCCGGGCCTTCCGTACGAGAACCGCTCCTTCAGGCACCAACATCGTTGCCGTCTCCCGCTCCTCAGGCTCAATCGCGATGACCTTGTCCTTGAGAAAGCGGTCGAACGGCGGCACGAGCGCCCCAAGCTCGATCTGCTGGCCCCGGAAGAACGCGAACGCCGGGTCCACGATGCTGGTCAGAAAGCGGATCTTCATTACGCGGTCCCGCTGATCGCGTTGACGTGCTGCTCACCGACGATCCCCGTCGGCTGTGTGGACGGCGCGAAACGACCGCCGTACTGGATGTAGACGCCCGCCCATGTCGAGTTCTGGGTCGCCCGGCTAACGACGACACGACAGTACCGCTTGGTCGGACGCTTGAAATCGATGTAGAAGCACTTGTCGTCGTCCGTGTCCGCAACCGTCTGCCCGGTCCCAACCACGTCGGCGGCATCGGAAAGGTTCGAAGCGTCCCCGTGCTGTATTTTCACCGATGTGACCGCGCCGCTGACGATGGCCCCGACCGGCAAGACGACGAGTACGCCTTCCCACCCCTGCATGTCGAGTGTCGCGCCCGTGATGGCCGTCGCCGCCGCCGCGCCCGCCGTCACGTTGAACGCCTGCGTGATCTTGACCCGCGACGAGAGGAAATCCTTGTGACCTGCCATGTTCGTGTCCTCCAAGGTGAGTCCGGGGCTGTTGCCAGCCCCGGACCGCTAGAACTACGCCTGAGTGAGGACCTTGACCGGGTTCGTGCCCGCGTCGAGCAGGTCACCGTCGTGACGGCTGAACGCCAAGAACGCGACCTGATGGTAGTCCGCGAAGCGCTCGTCCAGACGGAGCAAGGTGACGTCTCTCACGTCCCGGATGATGTACTTGCTGAAGTCTCCGAAGGCGATGGCCCTGAGGCCGGTCGTCGCCGCTGGCATCTCCTGATTGATGATGTACGGATACCCGAGGATCGTGTCGGGCTGTCCGACGGCCATCCCGGGCTGCCAGAGCGGTTGACCGAGCGAGTCACCGGAGTACTGCGGCACGCGCAGCTTCTTGAAGAGCTTCAGCGTGGAGTCCTTGAACATCCAGCGCCCGTTTCGACGGTACGCCGGGTCCACGGAGTGCTCCAGATCGAGCAGTTCATCGTAGGTGATGGCCGTCGCGCTTCCGGTGCTGCCATACGACGTGGCCGCAGCCGTCAGGCCGCGAGGCTTGCTCGAGCCGTCACCCGAGGTGAAGTGCGAGTTCGTGATACGCCCGATACGAATACCGAGCGCCTCGCCGACGAACTGCGCCACGTTGATGGACGAGTCCTGCAGCATTTCGACCGAGACGAGGATGTACTTGCTGGAGTACTTGAAGGCGTCCAACACGAGCTGGCCGAACGTCATTTCCAGCTCCGCCGCCTGTGTGTTCTCCGCGAGAATCACGCCCGAGTTCCCCGTGTCGTTCGTGGTCGGGATCGGGAGCGCCGCGCCCGAATCGGTGCGGATGACGGTGGCGACCTGACGCATCCCGCCGTAGGTCAGTAGCGCGATCTCCAGCGCCTTCATCGCCTCGTCCGGCACGGTGTACTGGCCGACCGCGCCAGAGGTCGTGCCGAGAGCGGCACGCTGTTCCCACTCGCGCACGTCGTCCTGACGGAGCGAGGTCAGGGGCGTCCGGGGGAACTTGAGGTGAATCTGCCGGGAGTCGAGGTTGAAGCCGCACGCGTTCGCCGCCGAGTGCATGGCGGGCGTACGCTCGACATCGGAGCCGCCGAGGAGCCACGACCGCAGACCGTCCATCATGTTGGGACGGGTGACGGTCACCTCCGGGCGCACGCTGGTCGTCCCGGGTTCGACCTTCCGGCCCTCCGTGACGGTCAGCGCTTCCTGCTTCTCGATTCGGTCGATGTGCTTGGTGATCTTCTCGATCTCGGCGTGGATACGGTCGAACTTCTCCTCCTCGTCGGAGCGAAGGTCGAAGCGTCCCTCTTTCGCCGCGAGGTCCAGCACCTCCTGTGCGGACTTCGCCAGCACACCCTTCTGGTCTCTGAGCTCTTGCATCGTGGGCATTGTCGTGTTCTCTCGCTGTCAAAGGCGGGACGCCTCACGCGCCGCGCCGGGTTCCCGGGACGCCAGCCTCTGGCGCCTCATATCGTCTTGATGCGGTGCCAACGCTGCAGCCACCCAAGACGAGACTGCCGCTGCGCCGCCTGAAACTCCCGCAGCGCACGCTGCGCCACGGTGACATCCACGCTCGTCTGTGGATACGCTGGGAAGCTGACGATGGAGACCTCGAAAAGCTCCATGTCACTGACCTCCCGCACGGGTTCCCCTTCCTCGGTACGCCACTGGTCGTCCAGCGCCCGGAACCCGAAACTCATTCCCGTGATGTCGCCACGCTTGACGGACTCCAGCAGGTCACGCGCCGCCGTCGTGTCCGGCGGGTCGATGTCGACGCGGAGTCCATGACGGTCGGTATCCAATCGAAGCGTTCCGGCCCGGACGCGACCGAGAACTTTCGATGAGTCGTGGTCGATTAGCGCACGGACATCGCTACCCTCCTTGATCGTCCGAGCGACGGCCTCCGGCAGGATGCGCTCCCGAAACCCGCCGAGGTCTTCCGAGAGCTTGTGGAAGACGATGGCGTATCCCCGGAGCCGCTTCTCTCCGTCTGCCGCCCGAATCTCCCCACCCACACATCGCCGTTCTACGTCAGCCATGCCTCACGCCTTCCTGAAGGATGGCATCAGCCATCGTCGTGGCCCGTTCCGCTTCCCACCGGGCCAGCGTCCGGTGCACGGCGCCCGGAATCTCCTCCGGCTCACTCGCCAGCGCCATTCGCAGTTCCTTGACGGACTGCGCGACGTGCGCGTCAACGAACGAGCGGGTCAAGACCTCCGGGTCAGCCTCGCTCCCAATCCACGCAAGGTGCGCCCGGACGGCTGGGAGCAGAACGGCGGTCGCAACGTCTGCGTGCGTGGCGTAGAACTGCGCCAACCACCGTTCCAACTTCTCCGGCGTCGACGCCCGCCGCGCCCGGTCGGTTTCGACGCGGAGTACGCGGTTCATCGCGTCTACGATGAGGGTCCGATGCGCCGCCGCGACCCGGGCGTCCTGCGCCGCCTTCGCCTTGAGCGCCCGGGCGTCCTCTGCCGCCAGTTCATCGCTGACGCGACCGACTGCCGCCGTGACCGCCGCCTCGGTCGCGTCTTTCAGACTGGCCGCGATTGCCCGCAGGTGAGACGTCGTGGCGAGATCTTTCGGCCACTCGATCTCGGGGGTCTGGGCGACCCGGGCCTCTACCGCGCCAAGACGCTCCACGAGCTTCGCGACCTCGACGTGCAGGTCGTAGCTCTGGGCTTGCGCCGTGTCGTAGCGTTCGCTGGCGACACGGGCCTCCTCAGCCACGAGCGACTTGACCGTCTCCACGACCGGCCCGAGGTCGACAGGCTCAGGTACGGGACGCTGGTCGAGGTCAGCCTTGATCTGGTCTACGACGGTCGCCGTTCGCACGACGTTGCCTATCGCCTCGTCGGTCAGTTGGTGCTTGACGTGCGCAAGGTCAGCCCGGAGATCCGCGTGCGCCTCCTCGAGCCGGACGACGACGGGCTTGATGATGACATCCGGGTCGAGCGGCGGTGGCGGTGGCGGCAGTTCGCCGGGTAGGAGCGTGATACGAGCGGACAGTTCCTCAATCCGCTGCCCGTCAAGAGTCAACTGGCTCCCGAGGGCGTCCTGTGAGGCGTGTACCGCCGTCACGATGGGCGCCGCGATGTCCTCGACGGACGGGAAACGACGGGCGTGAAGCTCCTCTAGGAGACTGAGCTTCGCGGTGAGGTCAGAGACGACACGGTCGCGCTCGTGGATCGCGTCGAGCAGACCGGCTTCGACCTCCTTCGTGCGCACGTCTTCGCCCGTGACGACCTGTTCAAGACGGGCGTGTGCTTCCCGTGCCGAAGTCCGCGCCGTCTCCAGTTCAGCCGTCAGGAAGGCCAGTAGACGCTCTTGAGCGTTCTGCTCCTCGCTATCGTCCTCGTCGTCCTCGGTCATCCCTTCTTCTTCTTGCATCCCATCGTCTTCTCCTTCGACCGGTGGCGGTGGCGGTGGCGGGTTCTCCGCGTTCTTGGCGTCCGCCACCTTCTTGGCAAGGTCGGCTTCCGCCTGTTCGCGGAGTAGGTCTGCCGGGAGCATATTCGTCGGGACGAGGTACATCTGGCCCGACCCGTCCGGGAGCGGGTTCATGTTCTCGCGCTCCCGAATGTCATCGACGCTCAACCAGCCCCATTGCCGGGCGGTCGCGTAGGCGGAGTACCGGCTGGCGGTATCTCCGCGCAGGAGCGCGTCAACAAGATGCTCGACGTACTGTTGACGGCGTTCACTTGGAGCGATGAGCTTGCGTGTGACCTCCTGCTCCCACCGGACGAGCCAGCGCCGGAGCGTGCCGGTCACGTAGTCGATGGCTTGCTGCTCGATATTGCTATAGGTCCCGTACTTCAAGTACCCGATCTTGTGCGGCGGGACGTTGAACCACCGAGCGACTTCTTCGATCTGGAACTGCCGCGTCTCCAAGAACTGCGCGTCGTCGGGCGGAATGCCGATGTTCGCGTAGCTCATGCCCTCCTCGAGCATGAGGAACTTGTGGGCCTTGTCGACGCCCGCGTGCCGCGCCTCAATCGATTCCTTCAGATGCTTCAGCGCGACATCCGAGAGCTTGCTCGGGTGCGAGAGGATGCCGCCGAAGGTCGCGCCGTTCCCGAAGAAGGTCGCCCCGAACCGCTCTGCCGCCACGCCGAGGCCGAGACTTTCCCGGGCCTTTGCCACGACGGAATAGCCCATCAACCCGTCGAAGCCGAGGCCAGAGACGTGGAGGACGCGCCCCGGGTCCAGCATCGAATCGGCCTTGCCCGGGTTGTTCACCCGGTAGACCAACGCGCCTGAGGGGTCACGGAGCGGCGTCACGCGATCCGGCGTCAACGGCCAGAGCGCCACGGGTCGGCCCGCGATATCGCGCTCAATCTCGGCGTAGGCGTTTCCCCACGTCAGAAGGTGCGCGGTCAGGACCTCACGGAAGGTCAGCGAGGACATCTCGCTATTCGGCTCATCGTGTAGGAGCCGATAGAGCGGGTGCTGTAAGAATCGCTCCCGACCCCCGCCCGGCAGCCGCTTGTAGAGGATCAGCGGAAGGCTGGCCACGTCACCAGCGATGAGCGTGACGGCTGACCAGACGGCAGAGTAGTTCAGCGCCGTCTGCTCACTGACAGCCACGCCGCTTGAGACGGACGGCGCCTGCCAGAGCCGGGCGAGTTCAGGAGAATTGAGGGTAAGCGGACCCGCCCATGACCCGCGCAGGGCAGCCGATAGGCGTTGCCACCATGAGGGACGGACCGGAGCGTGCACTGACCGGATTATGCACGCCCCAGAACGTCGGTGGCGAAAATGTCATAATTTGTCTAAGGATGTCACTGGCTGGACGCCCGGGCTTCTTCCATGATGACGACCCGGACGGCCCGCCCTTCCGCGACCTGTTTGACCTGCACGACCTCTTCGCGAATCCACCGATAGACCGTCCGAGGTGAGACCCGGTACAGGTCTGCGACCTCCTTGACCGTGGCGAGCTTGGGGGAATCGCTCATAGCTCTAAGACTCCTCGCGTCTCGTACACGCTAGGGGTGGGTTCTGGAACGGTGATGGCGCGACCGAGCGCCAG